TGGAATTCGTCGGCCTTCGGGAGCTTGTCTAGCTCAAAAGGTCTCACTGTGTGTAACTTTGTCATTAAGCGCTTCAATTCACTTTCCATTCTTCTGAGTGTCAGGTTCTCTTCACGAGATTCTCTGTATATCTTTTCGAATGGTTGTGTGAATAGCGCTTCAACGCAAAGTCTCCCTCTCTCTGAGGTGAGACGCAGTGTCTGTAACTGTCCTCCGCGTTCAATGTCGGCTCCTCGTTCCACCACCATCTCGGTTGCTACTTGCAACCCAGGGTGGGGACGGGCCTTCATTCTCCGCAGAGCATAGTCCCAGATTTTCCAACTAACTCCCGCCGGTCGTTGTGGTGTCTTGCGGCCAAACGCGTAAAACGCGGCCGCCAGACGAAGGTCCACAGCAGTTGGGACCCAGGGCATGATGTAACTACCTTTAGCGTCTTTTAAGATTTTTGATGCGGAGCAGCGTGATTTGGATGATTCCAATCTCGCTTTGACTTCAGCGTCTGTTAATCTTTCGACGTGTGAGGGGAACATCGGAAGGCCCAGGCCCCCTAGGTGCTCCGGCAAGAACCATGGCAGGCGAACTTCGCTTAGTGTTGTCCAATTGGCATTGAGATAGGCTTTAAAAACCCTCTCTCTGTCCGATGGATGGCACTCGTTGATCAGAGTGTGACTATTTATGGAGATGGAATTAACCGTCCCCCAGTCCCGCCCTGAGCTTTTCGCGAGTTTCCCGCTTGTGCTTCTGCCCAGCCCCGCCAGTAGACCCATGTTGATTCGTTCCGTCCATTTCAGGTAACGTACAACTGGTTCCCCTCCGTCCTTGAGATCACTCGGACGACAGGTTGCTGGCACTGCTGTGTATTCCGCGGAGTTCATGTTTAGGAACTCTTTGGAGTAGAAGTATTTTCCTACCGAAGGTGTCATACCGCTTGCTCTAGCGGCCTTCTCCCAATACAGTTTTGATCGCGCCTTGCAGGGGAACACGCAGTCGTCGCCATTTATGGCCATACGCGCATGTCCCAGCTTAAGAAGCTTTCTGCCCTCAGAGTGCTCTCGCACCTTTCGGCAGATTGCCGCATTCGCAATACACAAAACTGGAAAAGAGACGACTGAACCCATCAATTGACCCCATTTCTGTGTTTTGAATTTCCCTGGATTCTCCGGGTCTTCAATCATGTGACCTGTGAGGCTTGAGCGAAACAACGCTGCAAGCCTCTTGTCCTCGATACACATAGAAATTTCGTCTACGATGGCGTTCGATACCTCCGGATCTAAATTGTCAGTTGCTGCACTGTAATCACCCGACAGAAACGCTTCCTCTTCTTTCAGCTCACCCAGCTGTTCTTCGAGGTAGTCCGCTGAGATCTCTTCACCGATGAGTCGAAAGACTCCCGACTTGTGATTTCTCAACTGGCTCCATAGCCATTTCTGCAGTGGTTTAAGTACTGTGTACGTTTTCCAGGGTCCTTTGCTGATCACTCTGATCTTCAAAGCCTCTGCCAAAGCATGCAACTTGACATTCTTCTGCTCCAACTCCGCGCCTTCAACGAGCTTTTCGAACAGCTCGTTCCACTTGGAAAGCAATTTCGTGTCATCGAACTCGACGCGCTTGCTTCTCCACGACTTTCCCACCTCTCTCCATTGGATAAGTTCCTCGTCTGTCTCGCACTTGACCGACTTGAACTCCTCTGAGTTTAGCAGCGCACCCACGGCTCCTCCGGCTCCTCGAGTCGTCAGGTAGTTCGAGTTCGTTGACGGCACGAACGGACACAGAGTGTCTTCTAGGGTGAATTTCTTCCCCTTAAAGATTTCTCTTGTCGTTCGACGTGCCTCTTCGATAATCTCGGCCTGGGTTACTTCTGGTACTTCCTGGTCTGCCCACAAGAGGTCCTCGGGTGATAATTCCCGTTGACGCTCCGCGGTCAGCAGCTTGAATGCTTCGATTTCCGCCTTTCTTAGGCTGGATTCGTCAGGTCGTTCCATTGCGCGCTTTGCTGTTCTCAGAGAGGCTAAGAGAGAATTGAACCTTCCGGGTTCTGTTCTCCTCAGCAACTTGATCCATTTCATCGCCTTTCCACCTACCAGTACCTCCGGTCGATCCTTGCACGCCAAGATCGCCGGAGGACAGGGAGGGGGCTCATGGTGTTTCATGACTGCGTCGAACGCAGCCATTTTGTATTTAAACACTTTGAGCCAGTCACCTCCCATCATCCTAACCATTGACTTATATTTTACCAGCGTTGCACCTAGCTGGAAGCCTTTGGAATCGAAACCCGAGAGCACGAGGGTTCGTAGGACGACATGCACATTTTCTTCA